GGTAACGTAAATGTTCCTGGTGGAAAGGCTTCAAAATCAATGAAGTCACAACCTGGCCACGGCGCTGAGAAAAAGGGCAAGCCAGAGACAGCTGACAATAAAAAACCAACTATTGGCGGCTAATAAAAAGTAAGGAAGACTGAATGGAAAACTTACGAGAGCATTTGACATTTGATCAAGCACAGATTGTGCTTGAAAATGCCAACGAAGGCAAAGACCTTTATATGAAAGGTATTTGCATACAAGGTGATGTCCGCAACGCCAATCAGAGAGTATATCCTGTAAATGAAATTGGCAGGGCTGTCAAAACGCTCAACGATCAATGCAAGAACGGATTTAGTGTTCTCGGTGAAGTTGATCATCCAGAAGGCCTTAACATTAACTTAGACCGTGTAAGCCATATGATTACAGATATGTGGATGGATGGTCCAAACGGTTATGGAAAACTTAAAATTTTACCAACCCCGATGGGACAATTAGTTAAAACAATGCTTGAAAGCGGAGTAAAACTAGGCGTTTCATCTAGGGGCTCTGGTAATGTATCAGAAGACGGCAATAATGTTGTCTCTGATTTTGAAATAATCACCGTGGACGTTGTGGCACAGCCTAGCGCCCCTGGTGCATATCCTACACCAATCTATGAGCACCTTATGAACGCTCGTGGCGGATATAAGGCATACGAATTAGCACAGGCTACAAAAAATGATAACAAGGCACAAAAGTATCTTAAGGAATCGTTGATTAATATAATCAACAAACTCCAATAAACTAGGAGAATGTAATGATAGATGCACTGAAAACACTTTTCGAAAACGATGTAGTTTCAGAAGAGATCAGAGCACAAATTGAGGAAGCTTGGGAAGCAAAGGTTCGCGAGAATAAGCAGTCAGTGACAGCTGAACTTCGTGAAGAATTTGCTCAAAAGTATGAGCACGACAAGCAAACAATGGTAGAAGCTATTGATACAATGCTTGACGAGCGCCTATCTGAAGAAATTGCAGAATTTGCAGAAGATCGCAAGCAATTAGCAGAAGCTAAAGCAAAATATGCTATTGCAATGCGTGAAAATTCAGAGCTTCTTAAAGGTTTCGTTGTAGAACAACTACAAAAAGAAATTACAGAACTACGTGCAGACAAAGTAGCAATGGCTGAAAACTATGCCAAGCTAGAAGAGTTTGTAGTAGACGCTCTATCTAATGAAATTGCAGAATTTTACGAAGATAAAAAAGATTTAGCTGAAACAAAAGTACGTCTAGTACGTGAAGCTAAAACACACTTCGCTAAAGTCAAAGCAGACTTTATCGAAAGAAGTGCTACAGCAGTATCTGAGATGGTTGCTACTGGTCTTAAGAAAGAGATCACTGCACTCAAAGAAGATATCGATGCAGCACGAAGCAACGACTTTGGTCGTAAGATATTTGAAGCATTTGCAGCTGAGTACACTAGTTCACATCTAAATGAAAAGAGTGAAACAGCTAAACTTCTAAAAGTTATTGACACTAAAGACAAGCAACTTTCAGAAGCTAAAGCATTTGCATCAAAAGCAAAAACACTTGCAGAGTCAGTGAATGTTGAAAAACAACGTTTAATTGAAACAGCAAAGCGTGAAAAGATTATGAACGAGTTGATTGCGCCATTAAGCAAAGATCAACGCGAGATTATGACAGACTTACTGGAATCAGTACAAACAGATAGATTACAAAAATCTTTCGACAAGTACTTGCCATCAGTTATTGATGGAAATACTCCAGCAAAGCGTAAGGCAGTAATTACAGAAGGCACAGAGGTAACAGGCAATCGTACAGAAACTATGACACAAACCAAAGCAGACGAAACAGACAACAATGTTGTTGACATTAAACGTCTTGCTGGATTAAATTAAGGAGATAATGATGTCAGAACTATTAGAAAGCCGCTGGCAGGACACCAAAACTGCTCTTCTTGAAGGCTTGCAAGGCAACAAGAAGTCTGTTATGGCTGCTACGCTAGAAAACACTCGCAAGTATTTGGCTGAGACTGCAACTGCAGGCGCAACTTCAGCTGGTAACGTTGCGACACTAAACCGTGTGATTCTTCCAGTAATCAGACGTGTAATGCCAACAGTTATTGCAAACGAACTAGTTGGTGTACAACCAATGACTGGTCCAGTTGGTCAGATCCACACTCTACGTGTACGTTACAGCGACTCTGTAAACTCAACTGCAGGTACTGATACTACAGCAGGCGAAGAAGCTCTAAGCCCATTCAAAATTGCTGAAGCATATTCAGGTGCACTTGACGACAAAGCAGCTTCAACATCAGCACTAGAAGGTGAAGCTGGTAATCAACTAAGCATCCAGATCCTCAAGCAGACAGTTGAAGCTAAGACACGTAAGTTGTCAGCTCGCTGGACATTTGAGGCAGCTCAGGATGCTCAATCACAGCACGGTATCGATGTTGAAGCAGAAATTATGGCTGCTCTAGCACAAGAAATTACCGCTGAAATCGATCAAGAGATCCTAGCTTCACTAGGTACACTAGCAGGCACTGCAAGTGAAACTTATGATCAAGCAGCAGTATCAGGTACAGCTACATTTGTTGGTGACGAACACGCAGCACTTGCAGTTCAAATCAACAGAGTGTCAAACTTGATTGCACAGCGTACAAGACGTGGTGCTGGTAACTGGGCAGTTGTTTCGCCATTCGCGCTAACAATTCTACAGTCAGCAACTACTTCTGCGTTCGCTCGTACAACAGAAGGTGCATTCGAAGCTCCAACTAACACTAAGATGGTTGGTACACTAAACAACGCAATGAAAGTGTATGTAAACACATACGCTGGTGACGGCTCAGCAGTACTAGTAGGTTATAAGGGTTCAAGTGAATCAGACGCAGCAGCGTTCTATTGCCCATATATCCCACTAATGAGCTCAGGTGTTGTTCTAGATCCAGGCACATTCGAGCCAACAGTATCATTTATGACACGTTATGGCTACGTTGAGCTTAACAACACTGCGTCATCACTAGGTAACGCAGCAGACTACCTAGGCAAAGTTGATATTACAAACAACAACGTTTCATTCAGCTAAGTCTAAGTACTTTGTTAAAAATTAAAATAGGGCGGCAACGCCCTATTTTTTTGACTCACACAAATGAAAGATTTTATGAAACACTACATATTAATTTTTATAGGATTATTTGTTTTTACAGGATGTGTACAATCAGTTCCAATACCTGCTGTTAGAGGAGAAGTTCCTATACAAATAAGTGCAGACAATCCTGCACTTACTGCTTATAACTATTACGGACTTCACGAAAGTACAGACAGACAAGAACTACGCAGCTATACAGGTGTTGATCCTGTACGTACAGAATGGTGTGCAGCTTTTGTTAATAGTGTACTGCACGAAAGCGGAATACCCGGAAGTGAAAGTATTAGTGATGTACCTCTAATGGCACGTTCCTTTTTAACTTGGGGTGACAAAGTATCCGAAGAAGATATTCAACCAGGAGATTTGGTTGTATTTCCAAGAGGCGATAAAGGCTGGCAAGGTCACGTAGGATTTTATTTGCAAACATATGTAAAAGATAATATAAAATATTATTTGATACTAGGAGGCAATCAATCAAACAAAGTAAGTATAGAAATGTATCGTGCAAGTCGGGCATTAGATATTAGAAGAAGAAAAATTTAAAAAAACATAAAAAAGTGGTTGACATTTGTTTTAATGATGTTATATTAATAATATAACAAGACGTTGTTATACGGGTTGGCGCTAATAATTTCCGATCTAGAGGAGATAAGCGCACTTGGTTAGGGGTAGTGCCCGGCGTAGAGTTTGGAGACAAGCAGTACGCACACTGCGATACTAAGCAGAACTGAGGTTCTAGGCGTAACATAGACAGGTATCTAGGCGCTTAGTTGGAGGTAAACCCAAGTCCTTCACCCACCCTTTAATAAAAGCCCGATGCATTAGTGTGTCGGGCTTTTTCTTTATTTGATAAATACTTGTGTCAGATAGTGTGCCGCAAGGCGGACTTATGCTGTCCCAACAGCGTAGCGGATAGAACCCGCATCGGACTTCTAAATAGGAGAAAACAAATGGGAAGACCACTTAACAAAAGATACTTCGGAGCACCTACAGCAGGTGGCAACGAAATTAAAGTTCAATTTAATGCAGGCAACGGTTCTACACCGGGCTACATTGTAAATCAAAAAGGTTCAAAGCGTTTTAATGTTTCAAATGCAGGCGGCACAGATACAGGCCTATGCACATTAGTTGATAAAGCATCGGCTGATTTGCTAGAAGGTGAAATGTCAATTGTTGTTGACGACGGCGGAACAGCACGTCAAGTTACTAAAATTTCAGGACGCAAAGTAACAATGGACAACGGTTCTGTTACTACTTGGGACTTTACAGGTACAGGCGATACAGTAGCAGTTGAAGAAGCTGGTACAGGTGTAGGCGCAGGTGCTGACGCAACACTAGGTACAGATGATGACGTACTAACAGGTGCTGACGATACTGAAGGCGACGGCTAATAACGTGTAGTGGGGGAGCAATCCCCCACATTATTACTGGGAATCAAGAATGTCAAAGTATGTAAATGTACCTAAAGGAAATTATAAAATTACTGTTCAAGACGGTAATAGAATAACTTTGGATACAGGATTAAATGTTGGCGAAGTTTATATCACAGGTGACTTAGTTGTCCAAGGTGAAACAACTACAATTAATACAACTGATTTAAATATCGAAGATAGAGTTATTCATCTTAATACAGGCGACGAAGGCGGAGCTGGTATTCAAGGTCCTGATGGATTTTCTGGTCTTGAAATTGAAAGAGGTACATTTCCTGATGTATTTTTTGGTTTTGATGAAGATTTAGCTTGGTTGAATCCAGGTGGTAGACAAGGATCGTTTGTTTTTAAGGATGAAAACGAAGGTTTAATTGGTATAAGAACAAATAGCATTACTACCGGCGGCGGCGACTTGTACCTTATAAGTAGCGGTGTACCAACAACAGATGGCCTAGGCAATAGTAATGGAGGTCCAGTAGTATCAGTTACAGGTATAACCGATTATGAAAAATGTGTATTTGAATATGACAACACAGATACACTAACAGGAACTGTAATTGCACCTGATGCTTTACCTAATGCGCAGGCAGTTGTTGATTATGTAGCATATAACTTTGCAAATGTATTCCTAAGTCAAATCGGTGACGGTACAATCACACCATCTAGTATTGTTATACGTGACCAAGAAACTACAGGAGACGACAGCGTAATTACATTTAGTATCGATTCTGATGTTGTTTCAAGAGTGTATAAGGATAGATGGGAACTAGATGAAGTTAGAATTGTAGGAACACAAATCGAAACTATTTCTAGTAACGAAGATCTAATTTTATCTGCACCAGGGGTTGGTAGCGTAAGAATAGATGATACTTTACATTTAAACAGTGTGCCTGGAATAGATGACGTTACTATGCAGCCTTCGCAACCTGCAGATGGTTCGAAATTATACGTTAGCAATCAATCTACAGGTAAATCAGGTATATTCTTCGTTAATGACGAAAGTAATAGAGACGAACTGGTAAGTAAAAACAGAGCATTGTTATTTTCAATGTTATTTTAGGAATAAAAAATGGCAATAATTAACACACAATTAACAACAACACAGATTGACGGAGTGTTAGTTCCAGGAGGTAAATCTTACGCTGTAACTAATATATTAATTTGTAATAATGGTAGTTCTGATGCACAATTCGATATGCATCTAATACCAAGCGGCAGCGCATTAGATAACTCAGTAACACGAGTTATAAACAATTTAAATTTACCTGGAGCAGAAACCTTTACTTTTGATACAGAAAAAATTGTTTTAGAAGCAGGAGATAAAATTACATTTGTAGCACAACCAGGAAACGGTAATCCAAATAACGTTACTGACCTTGCAGCTACAATCAGTTACTTGGAAGTTTAAATGAGATTAATTAAGCGTCAAACAACAAATGTAAGAAATCCTTCAGGTGCAGGTGTAATATACGACATTGACAGTCAGATTATTGCAGACAGCGAACGTGCAATGTTAGTACCTAAAGGTGTTGAAGCACAAAGACCAGGCGAAGTAGGTATAGCAACTGGCTCAGTAGATGGACAGATTAGATATAATACTACATCTAATGAATTAGAAGCTTACCAAAACGGTGCTTGGCGCAATATTCGATTCAAAGAACCTTATCAAAATCCTGGTATTACACAACAAAATTTAGGTGTAGGAGATGCAACAGAAACAGTGTTTGGTCCATTAGATAGCGGAGACACTGTTTATCCAGTGCCAGCAGCAGCTCAAAACGTACTGGTGCTGATAGAAAACGTTTTACAAATTTCAACCACTAACTACACACTTGAACAAAGTGACGGAACAAACGTACCAAGTATTGGTCCTAATCCACCTTATGCAGCAGGATGGTATATTGTTTTTAACTCTGCTGTGCCTTTAGGAAAACCTGTAACCGTTATTCATAACTTTGACAAATAAATACATTGTCAGAGGGAGTGAATAATGCCTGAACCACAAAATGGCCGCATTGGCGGTGGCGTACTCAAAGATAATTTATTAAGACAAGGCGTAAATTTAAATTTCGCAAATGTTTCTGCTGATGTAGCAGGCGGAACTCCTCTTATACATCTTGATGTTGTAAACAGTAAAATAGGTATACGTACAGATGCACCTGTTGATGACCTTACAGTAAATGATACACTTGGAGCAAATAATCTTACAACGAATTTTGTTAATGTTGCAGATTTAGAAATACAAAATAGTCAAATAACAACAACAGCAGGCGATATTAATTTAGGTGGTGGTAGTAATATATTTGCTACAAGTATTGCCACAGATGGATTAAAACTTGATTTCAACACTATTAGATCAACAGTTGCTGATTCTAATATAGAATTAAGACCAGACGGAAACGGTACAGTTAATATTAGAAGTAATTTTAATATTACAGGTAATTTACACGCAACTGGAAATATAGAAACTACAGGTGACATTGTATTCGGTAGTGATGATCAAGATGATGTGACTTTTGCTGCTGATGTTAACAGCAACATAATACCAGATGTTACTGATACAAGTGATTTAGGAAGACAAAATAAAAAATGGCTAAACATTTATAGTAATTTACTCAACGGAGAAAGAGTAGAAGTTGATACAGTCTTTATCCAGGATACTTCATTAAGTCGTAGACAAGGAAATATTTTTTATGTTTCTGTAAACGGCGACGATACAAATGTCGGTGATCATCAACACGGGCCTTTTAGAACAATATCACACGCACTCAGCGTATCAGATTCTAGTGCCGGCGGTCCGGTAACAATACACATTTATCCAGGTGAATATGAGGAAACATTTCCATTAGTTGTACCAGAAAATGTTACAATACGTGGAGAAGATTTAAGAAACACTATAATAAAACCAACAACTGCAACAAATACTAACAATGCTTTTGAATTAACACAAAATACAACTATAGCAGATGTTACAATAAAAGACTTTTATGCACCAGGATATGCATTTGTATTTCAAAACGGAACTGTTATATCTGAAAGATCTCCGTATATTAGAAATGTAACAGTGATTACAAAGGGCACAGAATATGCACCTCCTATAAAATGGTCTGCTATATCTTATGAAATATTACAACTCGCTGCTAACATTACTACAGGACCGTTAGTAGACTTTTTTACAACACAAAGTCCATCAGGATACTTATATGGTGATATTAGTAATACTACCACAAATCCAACTGTACCTTATTATGCTTCGTTTGCTGCTGAAATAAGTTCAGGTGATGCGTTAGACGCTGTAAGATACGGTGACGGAACTTATGCTTACGGTCCTGGTATGTGGGTATACGATGAATTTAGACCTGCATTAGAAGCTTTATATTTCAGTGACAAAGCTACTTACAGTCAATTTTTTGAAGAAGTACACCCAGATCCAAGATTTTTCGAAAGCGGAGATGCAGGAGGCGGAGCATATATCGACGGAGGTGTACTTGACAGTGCTACGCTAGAAGGTAGTATGCTATTCCATAGTGCAACATTTATTACACCTGGCGTTGATACTATTACAATGACTAACGGTGTTAGAGTTGAATGGTTAAATTCGTTTACATACTTTGCAAATAGAGGATTATATGCAACACAAGGTTTGTTAGGACTAGGCAGTAACGGTTCTAGATTTGGTGCAGAATTAAGATCAATAGGATCTGCAAATGTATATGGAAATTACGGTGCCGAAGCAGACGGTGCAGATACCCTAATGTATCTAATAGGACATAATTTTGGATACATTGGCGCTGGAAAAAATGTAGATAATGATTTAAGTCTTTTTTTACAAGATCAAGAAACAGTTGAACTTAATAACGGAAAAATACATTATGTTACAACTGATCAATCTGGAACCTTTAGAGTAGGTGATGCCTTTTTTGCAAACTTTGAAGACGGCACTACAAGTTTTGATCTTGAGTCTGTAAATTTAGATGATGTAAGTGCTCTTTATATAGGAGAAAATGACAATATAACTTACATAGATGGCACACTTATAGAAACAGGAAATATAAGAATTAGTGGAAACACTATTACAACTACAAACGACGGTTTAATTTTTTCACCTAATAGTGACTATTTAGATTTAGCAAACAACCCTGCCTTAATAATTGCAAGAGGTACTAATCTTCAAAGAAATGATGTTGAAGGCGAAATTAGATACAATACAGATTCAAATTTGTTTGAAGGATTTTCTACAGGTAATTTAAGTTTTAGCGGAATATATTCTTCAGATAGAGAAACTAGTGTAGATGTTCATCCTACAAACGATTCAGTTGTGCTTACAGTTGACAATGTTGAGATAGGAACAATTGATGTAGACAAAGTAAGTATACACGGATTAGGTGTAGATGATGTGTTATTTGACGGCAACGTTGTTTCAAGTAACACAATTGACACTGATTTGATTTTAGAAAGAGGCGTAACAAACGAATCTCTAATCATAGACAATATTATTATAAAAAATAACAATATTATTAATACATCCAATGATATTCAAATCCTCAGAGGAGATTCTAGCGGATACATTAAGTTCGGTGGAGGAAAAGGACTTGTAATACCTTCTGGACCTGATATAGATCGACCAGCTAACCCCCCTGACGGAATGATGCGTTATAACACAAGCACGGGCCAATTAGAAGTTTATGACACAATTTCGTGGCAATCTGCAACAGGCGCAGGCGGAGGAGTAGACGAAGCTATCATTAACGATTTGCTTGATCTTTACGTGCTTATACTAGGATAATCCTAAAAAACGATAAATATAATTAATGCAATGTAAGACCAATACTTGCAGGTCCAAACTGTGGTTAACCAGCAAAGAGCCGAAAGGCTGAGAATTTGGCTAGAGGGACAGGATCCCCGTATTGAGGAGAAGAGATGGCTATTGGTCGTATATCCGGTCCGCTCTTAAAAGCAAACCTTCTTAGGGAAGGTGTGGATCTTGCTTTTGAGACCGACCTATTATATTTAGATGTGAATAACAGCCGTGTTGGTATAAAAACTAACACACCTCAATACGACTTAGATGTAAATGGCAGTGTTAGAGCACCTGGATTAGAAGTTAGTGACTTTGCTAATATAGGTGACATTAACATCACTGGTACAACTATTTCAACATCACAACCTACATTAACATTAGGCACAGCTGATAATGTTGTATACCAAACTCGATTGAGTGTTGATAGTATTGATATTGAAAACAATGTTATTAGCACTAATGTTTCTAATGAAAATTTAGAATTAGCACCAAATGGCACAGGATCTGTAGAAGTGTTTGCAGATACAAATGTATACGGTAATGTTTTTGCTACAGGAACTATCACAGCAGATGGTAATATTACAATCGGTGATGCTGATACTGACAATGTAACCTTTAATGCAGAAATAGCTTCTGATATAATTCCAGACGCAACTGATACATACAGTTTAGGTAGTGATCCTAATTCCGGAGGAAAAAGATGGGCCGATGTCTGGACACAAAACTTCTTTGCAGGAACAATTAGTGCAAACAGTATAGACGCAGATGGAATTGACTTAGCCCTTAGACAGGGCAACATTTACTATGTAGCAGAAAATGGTAATGATGCTTATACCGGAGATCATCCAAATGATCCTTTTGGTAGTATAGAATATGCATTATCTCAGGCAACAAGTGGTGATACAGTACACATATATCCTGGAGTATACGCAGAAGATTTTCCTTTAAATGTTCCTGCAGGAGTTACAGTTAAAGGCCATAGTTTACGTGGTGTAAAAGTTGTGCCTACAACAACTACAAGATATAATGATGCATTCTTGTTAAATGGTGAAACAACTGTTGAAGATTTAACAGTTGCAGATTTTTATAGTGGCGGAAACTTTTTTGAATTAATAGCAGGTACTACAACAAATGTAGCTACATTTAACGTAGGCACTGCACCTTTTGCCCATTCTTATGTAAGTGGTGGAACAGTAACGATTGATAGTGTAGAGTACTCAATTAATAGTTCTACATATGATTACACAACAGGTGAACTTGTAATATATTACACAGGACCTGCAGGCACAATTGGTACAACAGCTTTTGTAAAAGGATTAATTTTCAGCTGTAATGGTGGTAATAGAACATTTCCTGATAATGGTTATGGATTCCGTTTTGCTACAGACTTTGAAGTTACAAGCAGGTCTCCTTACGTAAGAAACATATCTGTAATTACAAAAGGAAGCACAGTAAGTGTAAGTGATCCTAGAGGTTTTAATTCTGGAGATGCAGGCAAAGGCGCTTATATAGACGGTGCTTATGCAACTGCAAATTCAAGAGAAGCAGGTTGTTTATTTCACAGCGTAACTTTTATTACACCAGGAGTAGACGGACTTACTTGTACAAATGGTGCAAGAGTTGAATGGCTAAATTGTTTTACATATTTTGCCGATAGAGGAGTAATTGCATTTGATAGCAATGATGGTCTTTCAGGCGACGGTAAAACAAGAATCAAATTAGGTGGAGTGACAGGTACCTTTTCACAAGGCAACACTATAACATTTACATCTACAGATGCATCAACAGTTGCAACTGCAACCATAGACAGTGTTGACGGAGACACAATTATTGTTGATGGCAAATTTACTGATCTAATAGGGTTTGATACAACACCTCAAAGTATTACAAGTGGTGCTGCATCGGCTACAGAAATACTGAATTATGATCTAAGAGACTTTGGTGCTGAAATAAGAATGATTGCTAGTGCTTGTGTGTATGGCAATTACGGCCTTTGGGGCGACGGACCCGGAGTTATTGTTTATGCTATTGGACAAAATCTTGCATACATAGGCAATGGAAAAGAAACTACAAACAATACTGCTACTGTGATACAAGCAAACGAAGTTGTAGAACTAAACGATGCAAAAGTAAGATATAATTCAGTCGATCACAAAGGAGATTTTAGAGTAGGTGATTTATTTCACGTAAACCAAGAAGACGGCACAGTAAACTTCAGTGCAAGTGATGTAAACATTGCAGCAACACAAGGTATAACTGTCACTACAGGAGGATCTTCTACTGTAATAACAGGAAATTATATTGATACTGGAAATTTAAGAATAAGTGGAAATACAATATCAAGCACCGCTGGAGATATAATTTTAGACAGTGCTAATGGTACTATTAGAATAGACGGCACAAGCGGTCTGCAATTGCCAACAGGTGATACTGCAAGTAGACCTACTCCTGTAGAAGGTATGATACGTTACAACACAGATACAAACTTATTTGAAGGTTATGACGGTAATTGGATTGCACTTAATGGTGTATATGATTTAGATCAAGACACTTATATTACAGCAGAACTTACTCCTGGTGCAAATGATGATACAATAAGATTCTACACAGGTAGTAATTTAAATACAACAATTGATTCAACAAAATTATCTACAGTTAGAGTAGAAGTTGATGATATTGTAATAGATGGAAATACAATAAGTACAGCAACAGCTGATACTGATTTACAATTACAAAGTAATGGCACAGGCTCAGTTGTAATTGACAATATTTCAGTAAAAGATTCTGTTTTAACTAATACAGACCCAGGCGGTGTGTTTGAATTCAACCAAACAGGAGATGGATATGTTAAAATTGAAGGTACAGGCGGATTTGTTGTACCATTAGGTGTTAGTGCGCAAAGACCTGTTCCAGCATATAGAGAAACAGGTATGATTCGGTATAACACTGAAGAAGGATACTTAGAAATATTTGATGGATTTAGTTGGGCGTCAGTGGCTGGTTCTACAGGTTCAATTACATTTAATCAGGCAGAAAATCTTGTATTAGAATATGTATTGGTTTTAGGATAATAAAATGGCAACAAGTTTTTTAAATAAAGTAGTTAAGGAAATAGGGACAGTACCTATACTTGCAATAGAAACTGACGGAGCAACTAGGTCAACTGTAATCGGTATGACACTAGCTAATCTTACAGACTTTATGGTGTATGCAAGCATAATGGTACACGACGACGGTAGTGTTATGGGATTTTATATGAAAGATGTAATGATACCTCCTAATAGTACATTTCACGCTCTTGCGCCAGCAGAAAAATTAATTCTAGCACCAAACAATCAATTATATTTACAAGCTGATCAAGACGAAGCACTTGATGCAGTAATAAGTTATGTGGATATCGTATAAGGAATAAAAATGGCAGAATATTATAGTGGATTATCACCAGATCATATTGTAGGAGCCCTACAAAACAGATTTTTTTACGGTTTGCGCAGAACAGATCAAGGCGAATTGTTTGTAGGCAAAATTGATCAACTAAGTAGAACAGACAGTTTAGAAATTAACAAATCAGGAGATCCAACAAATAACTTTCCTGATTTTGAAGAAGGGCAAGACTTTTATGAAGGCAGAGATGTAAATCATAATTTAGTATATGAAAATTTAAATTATGAACAGTTTAAATGGGATGATAGAAATATTGCATATTATATCGACGATGAAGGTCAATTAGTAGCAAGAGTAAATCAAAGATTTGTATACGATGAAAATTCGTCATCAAATGGATTAGGATAAGAAAATGGCAGATTTTAATATTGACAGAATACGTTTTAGATGGAAAAACATCTGGCAGGTATCTACACAATATGTTAAAGACGATATTGTAGTTTATGGTGCAAAAACATATGTTTGTTTGACAGGACACGAATCGGCTGCTAATAATATTTACACTGATTTAGCAGCAGTAGTAAACAATAAACCTGCTCCGAGATGGGAATTAATGTTTGATGGCACCGAATGGAAAGCAGATTGGACAAATGATACGTATTATAAACTAGGTGATATTGTTAAATGGAAGGGATACGTCTATAAGTGTATTGAAGGTCATCAGAGTACTGCACAAATAGTTCAAGGACCTATAGCCGATATTACAAAATGGACTATTGTTGCTACAACATATAATTGGCGTAATACCTGGACTCCGACAGTTGCACCTGATCCAAATGTTCCAGGAGACATTGGTGTTATTTCAAATTATGATTTAGGCGATGTAGTTATATACAACGGGTTAACTTATATTTGTACAGAAAAACATACTGCTGCTAACTCATATGCTTTAGGTTTAGAAGACGATCAAGACAAGTGGCAGTTTGTTACAAGAAGTGATAATTGGAGAACAGACTGGCAGACAAACACACGCTATGTAATTGATGATATTGTAAAGTACGGCGGAATAGTTTATAGATGTACAGAAGAGCATACATCTGCGGTAACTGTGTCTGCAGGATTAGAAGATTCGGATGACAAATGGGAAATTGTTGTTGAAGGTATAGAATTCAAAGGTGATTGGTTACCTGAGACACGTTATAAAAAGAACGATATTGTAAAATCAGGCGGAACATTATTTAAGGCAAACCAACACCATACTTCGCAAAACAGTTTAAGAGTAGACGATGCAGTATGGGATGTTTGGGTTTTAGGTGTAGAATATGAAGGAGTATGGGACTCTGGTGTAGAATATGATATAGGCGATGTTGTAAAGTATGGTGGCTATTCTTATACAGCACTTACAAACAATGTAGGATCAGTTCCTAGTGCAAATGGATTACTTCAAAATCAAGGTGACTGGGAATTAGCTACACAAGGTTATAGATTTATAGGAGAATGGGCATCTGATGTAAACTATCTTACCGGAGACGTTGTTAGAAATAGCGGCTATTTATGGGAAGCAATTACAGACAATTCAGGAACATTTCCAGATAGCAACGACACAATCTGGAGAGTTTTAGTAACAGGTAGACAGTTTAGAAATACTTGGATTGACAACACAGTTTATTATCTAGGCGACATTGTAACATATGCAGGCACATTGTATATTTGTATACAACGTCATACTGGTACAGAAAGTGATACTAGACCTGATTTAGATATAGAAAATACAAACGAAAATTATTGGAGAGTGCTACTTCAAGGCAAAGATACAAATGTATTAACAACAATAGGTGATATTAGAACTCACGACGGTTCTGAAACACTTAGGTTAGCAATTGGAACTCCGGGTAACGCATTGAAAGTTAGCAATTCAAGTGCATTAAGCTGGGATGCTTTTGAAGAAGTACCTAACACATTTTATGTAAGTGTAGACGGCACAGACGGCATAGGAAACGGCAGAACAATTAGTGCACCATTTAGAACAGTAAAGTATGCACTTGATTACATATATAATAATCTAGGTGAAGTAAAATATAATCCTACAAGATATACTAATGCAACTGGCGGATTTGTAACAGTAATATCAACAGCAATCTTAAATGATTTTTTAGGAACCTTGGCAGCAGAAGCTCCGACTCTATCAGCTGCACTTAATGCAACTAATCCGAGAACAGGCACAGCCTACGGTGATTTAGATATTAATGTAGGACTAGATGTTGCTGATACTATACCTGCATTAGAAAGACAATTATTTGTAGCAGGAGCAACATCCGAAGAAGCACTAAGATATTTAGAACTAGTAAATTATTTGAATTCTATAGCAGATACTCTTAGTGCAGAAAATGTTACATATGTTCAAACCGGCGATGATATAGTTATGCCAGTCACAATAGATACATATCCTAATACAACTGTATTTGTTAAAACTGGAATATATGATGAAATAACACCAATAAAATTGCCAAGAAACTGTGCGCTAGTTGGTGATGAATTACGTGGAACTGTGATACAACCTGCACCTGGTTA